TTAGGAACTTTTTAATTTTTCAATGGCTTTTTCATAAAATGAAGTAGCGTTTTTCTTGTTGTCTTTGGACAAGTGGCTATATGTATCCATGGTTATTGATATTTGAGAATGCCCTAGCCGTGTTTGTATCTCTTTGTAAGGCAGTCCAGCATTGAGTAAGATACTAGCGTGAGTGTGGCGGAAAGCGTGGAACGTTAAACGAGGGCAGTCAGAAAGTTTTAAATGTTTCTCAAGTCTTGACCTAAGCGCCCTAGCGTCTCTATATTCGTCAAAGGAATTAGAAAATACTTTTTTATAAGTCAAGCCTATTTCTCTACCAACTTGCGCTTGTCTATTTTTGTAAAGCCGCAGCATGAGCACCGTCTTATTATCCAAGTCAATCATTCTAACGCTTGATTTTGTTTTAGGGGTAGTGACTTCTTTTTCACAGTTTAGAGTCTTATTTACGTCTAGTGTACCGTTTTGTAAGTCAATATCAGACCATTTGAGGGCTAAACATTCACGAATGCGCAAACCAGTCGCTAAAAGCGTCTTATACAGCACTGTATCGTAGAAATTTTTGTAAGTATTAGGCAACCGATCCAGATAATTTAAGAATTTTTTTAAGTTATCATCATCCAGATATTTTAGTTTTTGCCCTTCTTTTGCCTTACGACGTGGGACGATAATATCACGGGCAGGATTGAAAGGGATAACTTGCAAGGATACGGCGTATTTAAGTATGCGTTTATTTAACGAGTTAAGTTGCGGATATTCTTGGTAGCCTTTTCCTAGTTGATTGTACTCTTTTGCCCATTGATTAACTTGCTTTTGAATAACTGGGGGTGTTAGCTTATCTAGTTTGTAGTCTCCAAAGGCTGGAAGTAGATAGTTTTTTAGTCTACTCTTGATTATTGTAAGGGTTGCCTTTTTGACCGTATGGCAGTATGTTTCCAGCCAATTCTCCACCAGTTCGGCATAGGTATTGATTTGAACCGCTTTAAATACTGTAGAGCCGTTTTTTTCAAAGTCTATTTGAGCCTGTAGCGCTTTGGCTTTGAGTTCTCTCTTGGTTCGCCCTGATATAGTCGTCTTGACTTTCTTACCTGTTACGGTATCGATACCAAGGTAGACGCTAGAGCGATAGACTGTAGACCCGTCTTTTTTGGTGTATTCTGTTATTTTCATGGTTTTACTCCTTTTTCCATCAGCAGGCAAGCAATTAGAAAAGATTTTGAGTTTATACCATGCGAGGGACTACGAGAATGCCCCTATTTTCGATTTTAAGCAGTTAGACGGTAAATTGTGCCAGAATAAGAAACAAGGCGGATATGGTGCTTATTATTCGCTTTTTTCTTGGTTTGTAAAATGATATTCATCTTTTTCATCTAATAGAAAGGGATATATCTGGTTTACTCCAAAAGTTTCATCAGAAGAGACTAGCAAGTTAAATATTAGGACTAGATTTCTATCCTTGATTTTCATCTCTTCATCTGATACAAATTGGACAAATCGTTTAAAGCGATTTTCTTGTTTTTTGAAAAGGAGTTTATCAAACTCTTCTAAAGTTGGGAGTTTTTGATGTAATTCTTGAAGTTTCTCCCACTCTTCTTCCTGATTTAATAAATAAGCAAGAGATACACCAAAGTAATCAGCTAGTTGAATAGCATTTTTGAGGGTAATTTGGCTTTCTCCATTTTCCCACCGAGATATAGTTTTTTCATTTATTTTTAAAAAGTTGGCTATTTCTTTCTGAGACTTCTTTTTTTCTTTTCTTAATTCTTTCAATCTATTCATTATTCATAACACCTTTCGTTGCTAATTATAACATTTATTTTAAAAAAAAGACAAAAATGTCTGTAAAAAATTAAAAAAATGCTTGACACAGACAAAAGTGTCTGATATTATAAAACGTGTAAAGGACAAAAATGTCCGTTCTCTCCAACCTTTCACACTTTCAATCTATTTATGGAGGGATATTTTTAGAGAGGAGGAAACCTATGGGGAAATTAAGAGGTTATCGAGTTATGTTAGGACTGACTCAGCAACAAATGGCGGATAAGCTAAAAATTTCTTTGCAGTCATACAACAACAAAGAATTAGGTAAAACGCCATTCAATGACAAAGAACGCCTAACAATCAAGTCAATGGTTGCAGAAATCAAACCAGACATAACAATAGACGAACTATTTTATAGTTAGAAAGGAGCGACACAATCGCAATACTATATTACATCTACAAGATACTCCACTGGTGCTTTACCACTGGGGATTGACCTGCTCGGACTAAATATCCGACCTAGAACATAAAGGAGAAAATAACATGAACAACACACAAGTATATCAAGCACAAACAACTAACCACGGTATCGCTAGAGCATTGGGCGAAGAAATTCGTATGATCACCGACGTTGAAGAGACAAATTACAATGGACACGGTGAAATCACTGTTGAGTACACCAACGACGTAGCATTGACAAAACTATTTGACCGTATTAAATCACTTTACGAAAAAGGCGAAAGCTACGAAACAAAACCATTCTTACATTTTAAAATATTGGAAGATGATTTGGAAACAAAACCAGGAGTTTTTACTGCTAAAGAGGTTGCGGATTTTTTAGGAGTTTAAGACAACAAAAAAAAGTCACTTGCTGAACGTTTGGCGACTGAAGCAAGCGACTGAATCAAGAGTATAGATATTTTTCTATACCTTGATTATAGCATAGAAAGACAAGGTAAACAATGGGAAAGAAACATCAAATAGTAAAATTTAAAGATATAGCTGAAAAATTGCCTGAATTAGAGGTCAAAAACTTAGAAGAAATCGCTGGAGTATTAGGCTATCGCAACTTGGAGAGTTGCAGGGTTAACCTTTACAATCTGAGACAAAACAAGCGTCTAGGATTTGAAGTAGAAAAAGGGGTGTACTCCAAGTTTGAACTCTTGGACGGTACGGTAAAAGAGGAATTGGAAGATAAAGAATTGTCTGAACGTGGTCATTTTTTACAGTCGCTAGACTACTACAAAGTAGCAAAAAATGCCTTTGAAATAGCAGAAGATAAAACAGTCAAAGCAGAAACACGACAAAAAGCAGAGCGTGACATATTGGACGCGATGAAACACATCCCTAAAAAGCACCGCGCTATAATTTACGACATGATGGAGGGCTAACAGATGGAACAATACACAAAAAGAGCAAGCGCCTTGATTATAACTTTTAATCGTGGGGTTATATCTCAAGATGAGTTTATTGAAGAATTTACAAAACTAAGAGAAAAGGTAGTAAAAGCAGTAAGTGAGGCAAAGAATGACAAATTATGATAGAGCCAAGCGATTTTACAGCCGTGCAACTTACGCCCTAAGCGATTTTCTCCATGGGCGGATAGATGAACAAGAATTTAGAAAACAATGGCAACGGCTAGCAGATAAAGCCGTAAACGAAATGAAAAAAAACTAAGAAAACCGAAGAGCAGGCAAGCAAATTAGAAAAGGTTTTGAAAAACTGGATAGTAAAAGACAAAAAAAGGAAACAAACATGACAAAAGAAGAAATTAAAAATATTTTAGATGAACTAGATGATTTAACATCAGGACTTAACACCGCTGAAAATGCTTTAGAGGCTACTTCTCATTTTTTTAGTAAAAACATGAGCAACCAAGAGAAGGCCTTAATTTTAGCCTTGGAATATAACACGCAAAGCGCCATTTTTAACCTTGCTTATGATTGTCTTATCAATGCAAAGGAAAATCTAGTTAATACTATCAGAATGTACCGCAAAGAATTGGAGGAAAAACATGAATGAACTAGATATAAGCAACACACAGGCTGCTGTCTTAATCGTGGTATTGATTGGCTTACTACTTTATCTAAACCACCGAGACCGCAAAAAAAGCGCCCAAATTGAGCGAGAAAACCAACAGGCGATAGAAACACCTAGCGAGGACTTAAACCCTGATTATGGGCGATATATCCAGCTTGCAGGGGTAAGAGTTTACGGAGGGATGAAATGAGTTACACAGTGAAGATATACCTTGATAGTGAAAAAATACCAGATGAACCTTATTTTACTAAAGAGATTTTTCTAGCTACGTGTATGGACAATGCAACAAAGTTAGCTGTAACTAGGGGCTTGTTGACAAAACAAGCGTTGGATTTAGAGACTAAGACAGCTATCTTGAAAACCCTTGATACAATCATAGAGACTCAAAAAGCTATTTTGCAAGGGGTAGCGAGCGGACAAATAACCTTTGTAAATAAAAGTTAAGGAGGTGGGCGGATATGTTTAGCCTAAGCCGAGAAAGTGAGCATGATTTGACGCATGGCATTCTGGAGGTAGTGGAAAGATACCTGGAAGCGCATGAGAAAGTACCGCAGAGACTGACTAAGTTGATAAATAGAATTGAACTCAAAGAGGAATTGAAAATTAGTGACAACACGCTAAATAAGTGGGAAAGTCAGGGTTTAAGACGCTATCAACCGCCAGACGATGGTTCAAGAATGATTTACTATTTAGTGACCGACATCTGGAAGTTTCTGGGGGTGGATGAATGAGAGTGCTGGAGTTAATTCTATCCGCTGATAAATTACCTTTGTTTGGCTTTCTCAAGTCTAGCCCAACCCAAGTTTGGAAGAATGGCAATCACTATAAATTTATATACTTTGAGCCAATAGGCGAGGCGCTGACAGCTTTCCACTACAAAGGCTTGTATGTGGCAGTTAAAGACGAAAGCGAAGAAGTAAAGGGCTGGGAATTGGCCAGAGATTTAGAGATAGGTTTGGCCAGTCCTAACTTGCTGACGATCCTGAAAGATTTAGAGGTAAACAAATTGACAGAGCAACGGCAGGGGCTTGGAGTGGAGTTAAAGGGTTGGATTTTTGACCTGATTTGTAACGGGATTTATACCAGATATGAGACTTCGCTTTTTGTCCGCTTGCTATTTGTTAATGGCTACAGCTTTAGTCAACTGGTGGACTTGTTTTCTGCAATCGTTAAACGCAAAGACCTAGCAAGCTATTTCCTAGAAGTAGCAACAAAATTCTATAAGGAGGTGGCTTTTGAATAGCAATGACATTGTAAATAAAATCATTGAAGAAGATCAGCAACAAGCACCGCCTGAAGTGGTGGACCTGACCCAAGCAAGGGAGACCGATGAGGAACACAATAGCCTGAACTTGGCAAAAAGAGCAAGAGGCGACGGCTTTGCAGTCAACTTGGACAATCTCAAGAAGATTTTGAACGGAGATAGCAAGCTAAAAGGGGCGATACAGTACAACGTCTTCACTTATGAAATCGACGTGACTAGACCAATGAAGCTAAACGGTAGAACCCTGAGCGGTGCGATCGATGACCTGATTATCAGAGAGATTAGGGCTTATATTGCTACCAAGTACAAGCTTGACTTTAAAAAGCCTGACATAGCGGATATTTTGGAAGTGGTGGCTGGAGAACACAGCTATAACCCCTTAAAAGACTATCTGGAATCTTGCGAAAGTGAGTATAAAGAGTTAGTGAATCAGCGCGATCCCTTTGATATTTTAAGGCATTATCTCAATATCAAGGATGATGAATATAACCGTATTATCATGGATTTGTTTTTCCGTGGAGCGGTTGCCAAGGTGTTTGACCCTACCATCAAGTTTGACTTTGTGCTGGACTTGACTGGACGGCAGGGAGTAGGAAAAACCCAATTTTTTGAGGGGCTTTTCACTCACAAGTATTTTACCACCATTGAGACCTTCACAGACAAAGATGACAAGGCTAGAATGGTCAGAAACTGGTGTGTATTTGATGATGAGATGGTGGCCAGTAAAAAGGCTAGTTTTTCAGAATTGAAGAAATTCATCACAGAAACCAAGCTAGAGTTTAGACCGCCTTACGCTTCCAGTGACAGGCGATTGCCTAAGAGTTTTATTATCGTGAGGGCAACCAATGACCATGATTATTTGAACGACCTGACAGGAGAAAGGCGCTTTTTAGTTGCGGAAGTCCACAAGGACACCGCCTATAAGGGCAGGAAGTGGACAGAGAAAGACCGTAGAGCCTTTTGGGGTGCTATGGTGATGGCTTGGAGAGCTAACCAAGTCTTGAACCTGACAGACGAGCAAGAAAAGCTAGTAAATGAGGTTAGAAGCTGCTATAAGTTTGTAGATGAAACCCTTGAGGATTTGGAGCGCTATTTAGGCACTCCTTACCCAAAAAGAATGTATCAGTTCCCCCCGACAGATAGAACAAGATATTATTACATTTACGACATGATAAATCATGGCTATCATATGGGCGCAAACGGTGTAGAAATTACCCTAGATATTGAAAAGTATGGGGAACTAGTGGAACGTGACAAGATGGCTATTAATTTATTTTTCACAGAGGTATATCCGGATAAGATACCGAACGTAAAGGATAAAAACAAGATTAAAAAAATCATGCAAAGTAAAGAGGATTGGGAAGCAAGGGAGTCCTTGCGATTTGGCAAAAGTATCAAACGCGGATTTGCTAAAATAAAAAAATAAAGTGTAGACAGTGTAGCCAAAAGATAAAAAAACGGCTACGCTGAAAACCCTTGATACTGTAAGGGTTTCAAAGAGGTGTAGACAAGACGAAAAAAACGGCTACACCCCTAAACCCTTGATATTACTGAATTTTTAATATAAATGTAGCCAAAATATATATTTTATAAAAGTATATATAATTAAATACCTAATACGTTATTTATATATTTTTTTTGAGATGAAACGGCTACACGGCTACACAAGGCGAAAACCCTTGGGGCTGTAAGGCGGAATGCGTAGCCGCTAGATATTCAAAAATGGCTACACTTTTGGAAAGTGGGGAAAATGGAACAATTACATAAAGGTTGGATTTATTTCCTAAACCGTGGTATAATTAAAAATATAAAGTTACCAGAATATGGTGACATTAGATTGAAAATTGTAGATGGTGTTGTGACCATGGTAGAAACCAAAACACAACAAAAATTTTAAACACTGACTTGAAAACAAGAGGTAGGACATAAGACGTAAAATGCGTTTTTTGTTCTACCTTTTTGCTTAGAATGAGAGGAAATAAAAAATATGGTTATGAGACTTGAAGGACAAACAAAAAAGGAATACATGCAAGCTAGAGAAGCGTTTATGCATGCAGTGAAAACTAATGCTCCACAAGAGCAGCAAACAAAACTTTATAGCGATATGTTAGACGCACTACAAGAGCATATGATTGAAGAAGCTAAAACTGCATCATATTCAGGAGATGGCTTTACATCACAACCTAATACTTTAAAGGGCAATGAAATGGTATTCTTCAATGAATTTGATAAGAATATCCCTAAAGGGGTGGAAAAACTTCTCCCAGAGGAGACGATTGACAGAATTTTTGAAGATATAAAGTCAGAACATCCCTTGCTTGAAAAAATCGGGCTGAAGAATCTAGGGATCCGACTAAACTTTTTAACCTCAGAGCGTAGTGGCGGAGCAGTTTGGGGTAAGGTTTTTGGAGAAATCAAAGGGCAATTAAAAGCTAGTTTTGGAAGTAAACAAGATATCCAGCATAAGTTAACGGCTTTCATCGTGATCCCGAAAGATTTTAAAGAACTTGGACCGATTTGGATCGAAAATTTTGTAAGAACTCAATTAACAGAAGCTTTTGCAGTAGCATTGGAAGAAGCGTTTTTAAACGGCGATGGTGATAATAAACCTCTAGGGCTAACAAGAAAATTGACGGGAGTAGCCCAAGATTCAAATATTACTTACCCTAAAAAAGAAAAACAAGCTTTAAAACTAACTTTTGAAAATCCTAAAGAAACTGTAAACCAGGTATCAGAGATTTTTAAATTTCATTCTGTAAAAGCTGATGGAGTTAGTTTTATCGATACAACTAATAAGATTGTCCTTGTCGTGAATCCCTCAGAAATCTGGGAAATCGAGAAGAAACTAATTAATTTTACAGATAGCGCAACTTACAACAAGGCGGTACCTCTAAATTTACAAATCGTTCCTTCAATCTCTCAAGAAAAAGGGAAGGCGACTTCTTTCATTCAAGGGCGCTATGATGCGGTTTTAGGTGGAGGAATTAACTTACAACGCTATCAAGATACACTAGCGCTTGAAGATATGGATCTCTATATAGCTAAACAATTTGCTTATGGCAAGGCCCATGATGAAAAGTCTGCTGCTATCTGGGAGTTTGATTTCTCAAAAAATCAAGCGCCAGGTATTGGAGGTTAATCGATGAATAGAACTGAAGTTATTAATCTCTTCCTTTTGTATCAAGACTATAATCTAGTTTATGTCAATCCATTTCATGAACTCATGAAGAATCTTTTTTATAAAATGAATGAACCAGAAGCTGCAAAATTCTTTAGTAAGCAAGAGGAAGTTAAAAAAGAAATACTGAACGAAATTGAAGAGTATAAACAAGACTACACTTTGATTTTAAGTGATATATTTCTGACAACACGTCAAAAAGAAAATCAATTAGAAAATGAATTTAAACAGCGAGAAAGAGCCATCAGGGAAAAGTCATTAGTATATTTTAAAGACTGGAAGGAGTTTTCTCAGAACAAAATTTCACCTTTAATTACTGAGATGCTATCAATACTACATGAAGAAAATAGTCTTTATCGTTCTAATATCTTTGAGTTTTTAGAAAAGCTAAAAAGCTTTTATACTATCGAATCTCACGAAGTAACTACTGATGGATTTTTGAGAAGTAAACTCTTAGAGGAATATCAATTCAAGAATGTTGATAAGAAGTTTAAAGATAAATATTACTATATCAACAAAGGACAACAACAATACTATGAACAGGCCATTGTTGAAGAGTTGGAACATTACAATCTTTCTACTGACATGGTTTTGTGGAATGATTTGCTTCTAGAGGAGTTAGTACAAGACGGTAAAATCACGGGACATAGTGCTGAAGAATTTACAGAATATATCTCTGGAGTGGTAGATGATTTTATAGATCGAAAAGAGCAAGAACTTATTAAACAAAGGGGAGTTTTTAATGACTTACCAGAGAAAAAGAGAAATATTATTTCTAGATTCTTTGGGCAATAAACAAAATGAAGATAGGCGCAAACCTATCTTTTTTTGTAGAATATTGAATTAG